TTTTGTTGAACGCCAACCTAGTGTTTTAAGTGCGATTTGCTCAACCACTGACAGAGGAATTGCACTTTCGCCTGTTGCTGGAAATTGCTTATTGAACTGAGCAGCGTAAACAGTGCGAAGAGAAGCGATTAATTGACGCACTTCGTTCAAGGTAATCTCATGCATGACCTACCTCCTCAATCATTGGAAGCTTTTTTGCTGGGGTTACATCCACGATTTGAGATTCGCTCTGTTCTTCAAAAAGATTAGCGAAGTAACCCGACTCTTCTGGTTTTTGACCGGTTGAAGTGATTTGCTCTTGTTTCTTGCGGTTTGCAGCAACTTGTTTCTCGTTGTTTTGAACCCAAGAGAACCACTTAACCAACCAGATGCTTGGTGTATTCAACGAACTTGATTCGTTTGCAAAGTACCAGTCACCGAAATTTTGAATCATGGTTCTCAAGTCGATTTCAGGTACAGAAACAAATCTTTGTTGAGCAAGTGAGATGAAATCGTATTGAAACTCGCTGTATTCAGAAATGAATTCACGCATTGAGTAACGCTTGTGATCATCGATCTGATACTGAGCAAATTGGATTGGTGTAAATTGCGAATTTTCTTCACGCGCATTACTACTACTATCTATATATTGGTTATCGGTTAACGGTTTATGGTTAAGGTTTTTTTGGCTTTCACTTTCAGAACCCAAAATTAACCCACTGGGTTTTTGTGGGTTTTCAGAATTAACCGAGTCGCCTTCACTTTGGTTTTCTTTTGGTTTTTCCTTACGTGGACGCCCACCTTTCTTACCATTTTCACGATTTTTATCCCCTACTTTTTGATAAGCGGCGATTTCTGAATCACAACGTTTGTTGTGAAACCCGTCTTCCTCTTCCACAAAAAACTCTTGCAGCACAATTAATACTGCATCCCTTTCTTCTTGGGTATTTGCACGTAACCGACGAAAAACCGACTGGGTTTCTTTGGGTAATGGTTTTTCATTCAAATAATAGAAATCGAGAGCACGGCGATAAAAGCACTCTTCAACTGGGCTAAGGTGCGCTGTAGCAACCATAAAGTCGCTGATATGGTGGAGATATTTATACATCAGTGACTACTCCTAATTTTACAAGACCGCGCATTTCCAACTGACGAATAATTCTTGGAGGAATAAATTCGTTGTTGATTTTGTAGCGAATACGAGACTTTTCTTTCACCTGAATTAGTTTGTGCCCATCCTCCATGAGACGGCGAACTGCTATAGCCTGCCCCCCCATATGGGTTAATTCTTCAAGTTGATAAAATCTTTCCTGAGCCTCAATTGCGGCATTCATAACTGAAAGTGGCATAGCTGCTAATTCTTTAGCCGAATAGATCTTTACTGGTTGTTCCAGTGGAATTACCACCTCAAGCGGTGTGGTAGAAACGGAAATATCCTGTTTTCTTTTTGCTGCATATCTCACTTTTCACCATCCTTTGGCTTAACATAGCCACCAAACGAATCAACCAAACACGCTTTGGTTAAGCTGGTTACAATCTGTTGTGCTAACCACTGCGTTATGCGAAATTGACGAGCCATAGCCTCTGAAAATTCAACTTTGGTTACCGCCGCATTATTTTCGTCATAACCTTTGTTACGTAAATTTTGCTTTTTCACCTCAAATAGGTGCCCAAGCACTCGCAATGCAGGCTCGTAAAAAGATTGGATTTCACTTTGCTGACGAGAATCTTTGATTTGCTGTGTAAAGCTGTTCATGACACCTCCGCTAATGCTTGCTCAGCGCTTGTTAGTCGGCGTTTGGCGTTAAGTTCAGCAACTGTTGCTGTGCGGATTTCTTTTGAAGAAACTAGAATCAAATGATTCTCTGATTTGATGGTCCATAAACTAGTCAAAGTTTTGTTTTTAACTTCAAACAAATCATTTGATTTGAAAGTACGGCACTCTTTAGTAAGCACTACAACGTCACCCACTAAAAATTCTGGCTGGTTGCGTTCGGTTGTTTGATTTGATAAATTGTTTTGCATATTCATGGGTTCCTAAATTTGTGAATGCGAAACCACTCCTGTTACAGCAGGTAGTGGTTTTTTATTTGAATAAAATCCGCATGTATTCAGGTGAAGTGAATGCATGTGCTAAATAAACTCGCGTTGCTTCTGCAATTTCAGGTGAGCAATACACATCACTTTCTTGCACAACCTTCAAACCAATGGCTGTCAACAAAAAGCTAATAAACTCAATCTCAGTCCATCCATTTGATTTCTTTTCTGTTTTCATCCGTGAAAGGATGCTTGCATCGACATTTATCATCTCTGCTACTTGTCTTTGATTGCTAGCGTTAAGTGCTTGCAATATGAGCGATTCGTTATTGCTAGCGCTTGCAGGCAATTCATTTAATACTTTGCTCATGGTTTAGTTCCTAAGCGGTTAATGATCCAAGGTTTTTGCTTTTTGTCGTCTGGGGACGAAGTTCAATCCAAATATCTTGATAGTTATCAGGGAAAAGCTCTTTTCGCGTTGTTAAACCAAGATCTTCAGCAATAACTGCTAGCCTGATTTTTCTATCAAGGGGGATAGCTTTCCATCCACTAACTGATGACGGAGCAATCCCCAGAAGTCTTGCTACCGCTGTGACACCACCTAGCTTGTCTATAAGTTGTGCGTCATTCATAACGTGCTCCTAATTTTTCTTTAATTATTAGGCATTCCTTATATTAAATCAATAGGAATACCTAATTTTATTTATGTTAGGATTTCCTAACATTCTGAGGATAGTTGTATGAATACTCTTGCTGAACGACTTAGGTATGCCATGGAAGTTTTGCCACCTAAAAAGATTAAAGGTGTTGAGCTTGCTCGTGCAGTAGGAGTTAAACCTCCTTCTGTGAGTGATTGGCTGTCTGGAAAATCCAAAACAATGGAAGGTGAAAATTTATTACGTGCCTCAAAATTTTTGAATGTTAATCCTTCATGGCTTGCATCTGGCACGGGAGAGATTCAATCAAGCACGAGAGATAAATTTAAACAACTGGATATCGAAGAGTTCAAAAAGAAATACAACATTAGTGATAGTGATGAAGCTCTTTTATTTTCAACAATTATCGAAAAACCGTTTATCCCATCATCTAAGCGTTGGGTTCCTGTTAAGGCTTACTCCAAGATGGGCATGGATGGCTATTTCACAGATATGGGTTATGAAGGCAATGCTGGAGATGGGTATGTTCCAACTCACTCAGCAGGACCAAGAGCCTATGGCATTAAAGGCACTGGCGACTCAATGTTTCCAGCAATTCGTAATGGCTGGTATGTTGTATGCGACCCTGATGCAGAGCTTGTGCCGAATGAGTTTGTTCAGGTGTGCTTGAAGGATGGAAGATGCACAATTAAAGAATTTGTCGGCATCAATGGTGGGGTTTTAAGTTTGCTTTCTGTGAATGGTGGTGAGCGATTTTTCTTTGAAATGGACGAGGTTGAAAGTATTACCGCTATTACAGATATCGTGCCGCCAAGTCAGCACAGACAAGAACATCCTTATTCGCATTAATCACAGGAAGACTTATGGACAATTCAAAACGACCAATCAACCAGATTATTGCTCGCATCAATGATGCTGCGAAACATGGTGAAGCTTTGGTGCTAACAGCCGAAGAAGTGAAGATCCTCTCAAAGGACATTGGTGATAAAGTCTTTATTCCAGTCCTTACAAATGAACAAGTAGTGCAGTTGGTAAAAGAAGGAAAGCTTGGGCAGAAAATTAACAACACCAAAGATTAATAAGTTGTGAACCCGACACAGTACTTTAGAGCGATTCGGGAGGAGGAAATAATGAGTAAAACAGTAGTAAAAGACAAAACAGTACACTACAAAAAAGTAGATTTTCTAAAAGGCGCCAATCTAGGTCAATTACTAAAAGCACAATTGCTGGATAAGGATTCTTTTTACTATAAAGCCATAAATCGTCAACAATTTGTCTCCGCAACAAAAGATGATTTTATTCTAATTAATCATGCTAGTTCACACCAAAGCATGTTCTTTGGCGAGTTGATTATTGTTGAGTCAGGCAAAGCTCAGGCTGTATTAAAGATAGACAGTGATGATGCTACTGAATTTCCCATTAAAACCTATTTAACAGATGATCTGCCAGATGATGAAGATGGCGTTGACGCTACAGAGGTTGTAAGAAAAGAGTTTATTGATAGTGTTCTTTACTTTGGTGTTATTGATAACCATGTCGCAATCATTCAATCAAGATCACTTACCGCTAGAACCTTGGAGTCATATTTGGGCTGGCTTTTGGGTGAAGCAGCCAAAGCATTGCCAGAGAATAGTGCATTAATATTAAAAGATGCTCCAAATCCCACTGTTAAGCAAAAGCTTGAATCAACTCCAGCTAAAACTATTTCAATCTCATCTGGCATTGGGTCAACAGAACTTCAACCTGTTCATACTGTCGAATCAAGCATACCTGCGAAAATTGACTATAAAATTGAAGATAATGTGGTTGATGTGCTTAAGTCAGCTTTTGGAGTTGATTTAGAAAATTTAAAACTAGAGGATGGGCTTGATGACGCAAACCTAAAGTTAAAATTAACACTTACATACAACCGCAAAACCTCAAAAAGTGGGCAAAAAGTTATTGATACTGTAGCTTCATCCATGCGACATAATGATGATTATGTTATTACTCTTGAGGATGGGACCAAGGTTACGGCTGATAATCTAAAAATGAGCGGCAAGATTTCAGTTGAAACAATCAATAATAAAGTTTATAACGACGGCCTAAAAGTTCAATTGTATAATTGGATGACTACCAATATAAATTTTGGTGACTAATATGGCTAAACGCTACTTACCCTTCTACAATAATGCTAGATTTATCGCACTAGTGTTAGTCGGTCTGTTTGCTATATTTTCAATAATTTTTAAATATTTAGAGTTAAATATTACAATAAATCTGGTTCAATTTTCATTTGTACTGCTTCTCCCTTTAAGTCAAATTTATTTGGCTTATAAAGGTATGCTCGATGCATTAAAGCTTGATGGTTTAAATCAGTCAGAACGAGATAGGTTGACTTCAACTGTGGACATAAGAAGTAAGTCATCTTTATATGTGGCTATGCTTTTTATTATTCTTGTTTTTAGTATGTATATACTTAATTTATTAGGCTTACTTTCAGCTAAGCATCTTTTAGCTCTAATACTTTCTGTTGGACTCACCTCAATTTTTAGCTTCTTCTTAGCTTGGTCTGACTTAAGAGAAATCTCTTTGCTTGAAAAAACATTAAAAGATCGCAAAGAATCAAGAGAGGCAAAAGCAAAAGTATTGAGCAATAAGTAAAAAGCGATCCAATTCATCTAATCTACCCACCACCACGGTGGGTTTTCTTTTTTAATATATTCAAATTTTCCCTGATATTATGGGATTAAGACTTTGTGCCAACATTGATCTTAAATAACCATTAATATCGGAGAAAATATGAAAACTGAAATCATAGAAGCTCTAGCGTTAGAGCTTACTAAGGCAACCATTGCTGATACTGATCCTTCAACCATCAATATAAAAAGTGCTGATCTTTGGGTTAAAACCTACCAGGAATCACTGAAAGCGGTAGAAGAAGCTTTAAAAGAACTTAAGCCAAAGCCTAAAGCCACATCAAAACCCATTTCAGGAATGAGCTAACCCTGATTACTCACACTCTACTATACTTACCTTGCAGTTATTCTTGGTGGCAAAGTCATCAAGAATAGCTTTCAGCGCATACGCGTTCCGAAGCGTGCACTCTATTTTGAAAGCGGCTGTGCAATCACCAAAAAGAATCTTTTCAGCACGATCAACTTTTTTCTTCTAGTTGATCAATATTACTTTCCTGAAGCAGTAGTTTCTCAACCATCTGCTTGCGCCATTCAAACATTTCTTCGCCTAGACTCATTTCTATCACCTTTGATAGTTGGGTTTTCTTTTGTCTATTAAAGCACAAAAATTAGGTATTTCTAATTTTATTAGGAATACCTATTGACTTAATAATTAGGTTTACCTAATATCTATCTCACAGACAACAAAAAAAGCACACCGCTCCTCCCCAGGTCCGATGTGCTTTTGCAAAACTGCGAGATCAATTATGAACGTAAAAACCTTTTCAAACAAGCACAAGGTAACTGGAGTTACAGCAATTGCTGTACTTGTAGCCTTGAGTTCTTGTGAATATCGAACTGCTAATTCTAGCGTCCCTTCTAACTACTCATATGAAAGCAAACAAGTCGTTGCTTCTGAATATGAACTTTTAGGCATTAAGCAAACAGGTGAAAAAACTGGTGTAGCTGTTATCCGCATAGACGGCTTCAAACTAAACGTGAGCTTCGATTTTGACGGCGTAGCTGATAGCTATGGTGTAGCTGGATCTGATTTTACAGCGGCTGAAATTACTAACCTTGCTATTGAGTCAGTAACTGACTTAAGCGGCAAACCTTGGAATGATTTCACCAATCATGACGACCATAAAAACATAAATATTTTATTAGCGGGCTATATCGACCGTAATAAATGGTTGGAGGCAGCCTAATGAAAGATTATAACTGCCCTACTTGCAAGAAGATGATTCCTGTTGACCGTTCAAAAATCAAAGCTGGTGATGAGGTTTCATTTTGCAGAGTAACCCAATCTTCTAAATCTGCTCGTTTTTCTTCAAAAGAAGGAATTGTCGATTGCCGTGAAGGTGATGTGGTTTTAGTTAAATATCGCAAAGAAATTATTCCTTTAAATATTAAGGACGTCTCACCTGTAGATGCTCCTAGCCCGCTTACGTATGCCTTTGTTGGTGCATGCGAATGTAAGGAGGCTGAACATGTCTAATTTCAAAAAGCACCCTGACGGCTATAAGTCTTTTTTAGGTCGTGATGATAAAGGGCTGTATTCAGTTCGCATCGGCTGGCAAGTGTACGCATCTAATGCTAATGGCTCAGTTCTTTACAAAGTTAAAGACGGATTTAAGACGCCTTTAAATGTGTTCAGGTTCCAAACTGACTATCCAAAAGTTTGGAATGAACTCACACAAGAAATTGATTTTCAGCGCAGAAAGCAGCTCGCTATAAAACTGCGTGAAACAAATATCCCTACCTATGACCGCAAAGCTTATAAAACTAAGCGCGGCTTCACTGGCTCAAGATAAGGATAATAAAAATGGCTCTACCGATTATTACTGCTGACCAAACTTTATTAGTTCAAGCAATTATTGTGTACCTATACGCTGATCCGGGTTTAGGTAAATCATCGATGGGCTTTACTGCGGAAAAAGCAATTTCTTTTGACTTTGACCGTGGTGCTCACCGTACTGGTGAATTACGTCGAGGTGCGGTTGTACAGGTTCAACAATGGAGTGATGTTGCAAACCTTACGCCGCAGGACTTAGCACCCTATAAAACCGTAGTCATTGATACCGTGGGTGCAATGCTTGAATGCATTAAAACCCACCTGTTACTTACGGCAAATAACCGTCAAAAAGATGGTTCTTTAAAGTTAAAGGCTCAAGGATTAGCGAACCAAACGTTCAAGCAATACATCAATACTTTGATCAGTTTAGGTAAAGATGTTGTTTTCATTGCACACGCATCAGAAGATCAAAACGGTGATCAAATTATTTACCGCCCAGATCTAGGTGGTAAAAACCGTAACGAGCTTTACCGTATCGCAGATGTCATGGGTTATCTAACAACTGTTACTACTGGTGAAGGTAAAAATGCCCGCGTTATTAATTTCAAACCTTCGCCTACACATCATGCGAAAAACTCAGGTGCTTTAGGCGGTGAAACCGGTGAAGTATGGGTACCTGATCTTAAAGCACACCCTACTTTCTTGGCTGACCTGATTACTCAAGCTAAAGATCACATTAACACCTTAACGCCTGCACAACTTGCAGCAGCTAAAGCCCAAGAAGAGCTAGAAAACTGGAAACAAAGCTGTGAGGAAGCAGAGCATGCAGGTGACCTTAATCAATTAACTGAGTCGCTTGATAAAGAACACATGTATTACCAGAACATGCGCCAAGCAATGTTAATGAGAGCTAAAGCATTGAATTGCACGTTTGATAAGCAACGTGGCACTTGGATTAGTCCACCAGAATTTAACGGTATCTCAGATCAACAAAGAGATGAACTTCAGAACTTCATAGCTGAACGTGGCCTCGATGTAAAAACAGTTTGTGAGCACTTAGGTATCGATGCCCTTATCCAAATTGAAGCGGCAAAACTTAAGGCAGTTAAACAAGAAATTGAAACCTTAGCTAAAAAGGGGATGACAGCATGAAAAATATTTTAACTGCTCAAGAAGCATTTGCAGCACTTCAAAAAGGTAAAACTGTTCTATGTCGTCCTATTGGAGACATGTTGGACTTTTCTGACTTAGATCAATTCCCCGCTTCTGTTTTTGGTAAACCGGGTTTTGAATTCTGCATCAAAATCGAAACTATTGAGCTGGCTGGCATTACATTCACAAAGCCATTAACTATTGATGAATATGAGGAAGGACAGGATGTTTTTGTAATTACTACATATTCGCCTTCTATTTACGTCGTGAATTTTAGAACCACCGCATTAATTGAATCTATTAATAGCGGCTTTGTTCAACGTGATGCAGAAAACGCCAAGCTTCAATTAAAAGCACTATCTAAAGCGTTAGGTTTTGAAGTTAGTGACGATTTTAGTGTTATTCGCCTAGGTGACGAACCAAAGAAACAGCGTGCTAAGAAATCAAAAGGTGCACAGACAGTAGTTGTAGAAAAGACTTCTGAAATTGTTGATGAAGTTAAACAACCTACAATTGTTATTACTGAGCAAACAAATGTAACTACTTCTAAAGACTCATTGGTGCAATCCGAAGATATTTCAGAAAATATAGGATCAGCTTTAGATAGTGCGATTGTTATTACAGAACAACCTTATGTGTCTTCACCTGAAGATTTTTTAACTCAGCCTACACCTGAGCAAGAAAAAAACAATGAGTATCAGCAAACCCTAGATACTCTTCTACAGCGTGTAAAATAGTCAAAAACACCTGCAGAAGTAAATGCGGTTTATCGTTATACCCGCACATGGGATGACGAACAAATGAAGCCTATCCTTCTCGCCACTCACAAACGTCTTGAAGAGCTAGAAAAAGAAAAGGCATCTGCTAATGAGCCACCCTCTTTAATGGTTCAAATCCAAACTGCACCAGACCTTACAACGCTAGATGCTTTGGAAATAGACGTGGCTGCACGAGATCCGCAGATTCAACCGAAGCTAATGGGGTATGTGAGAAAACGCCGCTATGAATTAGAGAATCCTACACCTACTCAACAAGAATCTACCCCTGATTATTTATTAGTGGACGGTTTCTAACATGAAAGATCAGTACAAGAAAGTGAGCCAAAAACACATGCTTGGTTTTATGTACTACTTGCAATTGCTGGGCTACGTAATAGTCCGGCAAGGCATGGACCAAGCAATGTTTCTAACAAAGCATTATGCGGTACCAGTTGCTTGGCGGCGCATAACGATCGACTATCACAACCGATTAAATAAACCTGCCCAGCAGCTTTATAAAGAGTTTGTTGAGTGGACTAAAGAAGAATATTTGAGGGCTTAGGTAATGATTGATTTAAAAACAAAACAAGCTTTTTGGTCTGAACAATTACCTTTCTTTAAAGAAAAATATTGGATTCCCGGACATCTAGATGTACTCGAATTTGATATGAATGCTGGTTGTTTTGATATTGCTGAAGGCGTCAAAACTGATCTAAGTGAAGAAGACCTTTTTGATGTTTACCATCGTGTAAATAGTGGTTGGGCAATGTGGAAAAAAGCCGTGAATTTCATGAAATCCAAAGTTCCAACGTGGATTAGCGTGAATGATGAATTGCCACCTACTGACATAATGGTACTTATTTGTTGGGCAGATGCTCCTGATGTCACCCCAGAACAAGACTATATGACTATTGATGAGGATTTAAATAGCGTATGGGCAAACTATCAAAATGATCCACCTTCACATTGGATGCATTTTCATAGTGTGCCAAACGTATCGGGAGCTGAACAATGAGCATAACACTTAGCGGTCATCAACTAAAAAGCCTTCTCGAATTTGTAAATCCAGATGGTGAGAAAGATTTAGATCAACTTGATACTGAACTAACAATTAAATTCTTTGAAGTTGGCCACAGTGGAAAAGGCTATTACTTTTGGATGACCGAATATCCAGAAGAAGGTGCAATGAAGTTGGATATTGAATCGGGAGCTGAGGGATGAGTGAATTAGAAATACTTGAATCAGCACCCAAAGATGCTACCCATTATTTTCTTGTGCCTAATGGATCTGGTGAACCTTATTACGTTCTTGAAAAAGAAAAAAAGTTCTACTGGTTTCACGGTCAGGATGAAATAACTAAGCCACACATTTTGAGTTGGATTAAGTCAATTGAATCACTGAAAGAAGTTAAAGCGGAAAGTAAGGAGGAGTAAATGGGACAAATAGTTAAAATAGAGGCTAGCATTCTAGAAAAGATTGTTGCTGTAGCTGAACGTATTGCTCAGTCAAAAGAAGAACGCCGAGTTGGTCGTGAAGAATTTGCACACATGCTCAATATCGAACCTGAAACTCTAGACGCTCGGATTCGTGAAGGCAGATACCAAAGGCCATACAAGGATGGGCGAAAAAGTTTTTGGTTATTGTCCTACGTGCAATCTGTCGTTACAGACACAAAAGAATCTGGTAAAGTAGCCACCTATTGA